TTGCTCTTGTAACAACATTGCAATTACTTCTTCAGGTTGTGCACCTTCTTCAAGCATTTGTTGTACAGCCTGTAAGATTTGTTGAGGATCTATTTGACCACCACCTTGAGGTGCTTGTTCTTGAGGAACCATCTCTTCAGGAATAGATCCACCTTCTTGCATTTGAGCACCTTGTAATTCTTGAGCTAAAGATTCAAGATAAGGCATCTGTTGTTCTTCAGGTAAACTTTGTATCTTTTGTATAATACTTTGAGGATCAACTTTCTTTGCTTGTGCATATGCTTTTATAAGAGCAATAATTTGTGCTTGTTGATCATCACCACCTGCAGCTCCACCTTGTTGATATTCGTATACATCATCAATAGTTGCTGGTACATACCCATTCATAAATTCCATTTGTGCTTTATTAAGTCTATCCATGATTGTAAGTTTTTGATATTGCTATCATTATAATTTAGTGATTTTTATTGACATATCCATTAAGACATAAACCAACTTAAAGGATCATGTTGTTTAGTAACTCCCCCTTGTTTTTCTTTTGGTAACATTGCAGCTCCTGCACCTACTGTCACAGGAACAACAGCACCAAGTCCTATTTTATTTAAAGACTTTATTAAAGCAGATATATTAAAGTCTTCAATATTAACTCTCTTTAAATATTCATGTCCAGTATTTATTAAACCTTGCAATTTAGTTTTAATTTCAGGAATGTCTTTTTCTGTATATATTCTGTTTCCTTTTATATCACCAAGAGAAGCTCTTAATTCATTTTGTACTGCAAATGCTTCTTCAGCAGGCATTCCAAAATCATTAGCTTTTATCATTGGTTCCCATGCTTCAGACGCTATTTTTTCTTCTTGAGGAGTTGCTCTTAATCTTAAAGATCTACTATGAGTTGTTTCATGCATTGCATCTAAATATGAAGTTTTACTTGGAAAATTTCCTCCAGGTACTGTATTTTTTTTAATTGTTATTATATCATTTAAATCACCATAATCATTAGCAAGATAATCTCCACTAGAATGACCTAATTGTTCTGCTAAAGATTCAGGATAATCTAAATTACCTTTGTTTCTAAATGCTTGATATTCACTATTTAAAACAGGATCATCTATAAATCTTGCTTGTTGATTGGATACATTAAATTCTTGATTAGGTCTAAAATCTTGTAATTTTTGTTTATTAAAAGGAGAGTTAGAAAAAGTAGCAGCATCTGCATTAGCTCTTGCTAATTCTTGTTCAGCAAGCAAACCTTCTTTTTGAAGAAATGTCGGTGTTATGCTTGTTGATGACGTTGCAGGTTTTTTACCAAAACCAAGTAAATTTAAATTTATATCATTTTTATTAAACATAGCAGATAGTAAATCTTTTTCTGATAAATTTATAAAAGATGAATTTCTTACTGCAGAGCGTTTATCTGGTGTGACAACTGTATTTTTATTTTTTTGAGCATTAAACCATTTCATATATTCATCTTCTTCAAATGGTATATAATCACCTGTGTGGGATTTACTAATGCGTGATACAAAAGGTTCAAGTTGTTCAGGTAATGGTGTATCAGGTAACAATCTTTTTGACATATAATTTTCAGTGTTTTTAATAGCCATGTTGTTTAACTCATTATTTATTCCCCTAAACATTTGACCTTCTGTATTTATATTTCTTATATTTTGTATATTTTTAACTACATTTGGTATACTTCTAACTGCACCTGGAACTCCTGCAAGCAATTTAGATGCACCTGTGATCAATGATAAATTTAATGGATTCATCGCCATTGAATCCCAAACATCAACATTACCCATTCTCTGCACACCTCCATAAGGATTTTCCACATAATCAGAACTATTCTTTAAATAGTTTGCTATAGCATTACCTGGCATGTTTAAAGGAGCAAATGTTTTTAATCCAGAAAATGATGATTCTCTATCTTCTTCTAGTTCTCTTTCTGTTAAACCAGGAATCTTAAAATCCCAAGGTTTACCAATAGTCATTGTATTTGCAAGTTGTTGTACACCACTTGCCATTTCTGCAAACTCATTTGGATTTAGTTGTGCTGAATATTTAGAATTAATTAATGCTTTTTTTTCACTTGGTGTTAGATCATAAATCCAATTACCTCTAGTATTTAAATTAAAACCTTTTGCCTTTGCTACATCTTCAATTGCTTTAGTATTTTTATTATAATTATATTCAGCATTTATATTACGTGATACACTTTCAGGAAAATTATTTCTATCAGCATTAAACCAATTACTATTTCCCAATGATTTTATATACTCATCTTTTTTTCTATTAACAAATGCATCTTCATCATTAGCTTTTCCATAATCACGTTTAGCTTTTAATAAAGGTGTTAATTTTTGTTGTACAACTACCTCATCTAAAAGAATAGGAGATCTTTGTCCATCTTCTGTTATAACCTCTCCTCTGTTGTAAGCTGCTTCATATTCTGGTGTACCATACTTTACAGTTTTTTCACCACCAACCTGTTTTGTATCAATGTTTTTAACAGATTTATAATTATTTTCTAAACTATCAATTTCATCTCTAAGGTTTAGAATACGCATTTNTTCATTAAACTCATCAGACACTTCTTTTGATGATCTACCATAAAGATCTTCATTGTTGATAACTTTATCCATAAGATAACCTATACTACCAAGTATTGCAGATCCTGCACCTGCTAAAAAAGCATCTTGTTTATTATTTTTTGCCCAATTTAAAGGAGCATTTGCTATGTCTTTTAAAGAGTGGTATCTTCTAGGAAAATGCTTATTTATAGTCTTGTAGTTATTCATCCAGTCAGAAACAACATTTGGATTTTTGTGTCCTGTTAACCCAACTATATCATGTGGAACAGCTACACTACGTGTGCTAAAATGTTCACGAGGAAAACTAAGTTTTGAATCAAACACTANTCTGTTAAATCTCTCATGAGCTTTACTAGTTTTTTGTGGAGATAACAATGTTTCACCACTAATAATTCCTGATAACTTTTGTTTATATGCCTCATCAATTCCTAATTGATATAATACATCTTGCAACCTGTTNCCTTGTAGTTTAGGGTCTACACTGATCATTGANGGTTTCAACCATTCAACAGTGCTTTTTTGAGGCATACCATTAACATCTCTTATGTATTCTCCATTGGCATCTTTTAACCATTCAGTTTTATTTTCAAGTCCTAAGTATCCATAATCAGTTCCATGAGGATTTTTAGGATCTTTAAATCTTATTGTAGTATGTGTGTGTTTTGTAGGATCATGTTCTATAATAGGTACTAACTTTTCAGGTAAAGAGCGAGGTTTTATACCAGGTATAACTTTTGCATTTGCTGAAGACTTAGCAGCATTACTTGCAAGATTAAATCCTTCACCAATAGTTTTTGCACTTGCTGATATAGCTGGTGCCATATCAAGTATATCCCAACCTACAGCACCTGCTTTTTCCCAAGAAGGTTTATCAATCCATGCTGAAGTATCTGGTCCAATATTCATAGCACCATGTGTAGCAAATCCTGCACCAATGGCATTAGCAGCATTTAAACCTGCAACACCAAAAGCATTTGCACCTAACGCACTTGCTCCTGCTGAAACTAAAGGTTGAACTAAAGGTTGAGCAGCCATACCTGCACCAGGTACAGCTCTTGCAATTGTAGCTAAATATGCAAGGTCATAAGGGTTTAGTTCCCCAGGATTATTCATCACACCTCTAACAAGATTGTCAGGAACATAACCTTGTTGCATTTTATATTTTAATGCTGTAAGAGGTAATGTTGCAATGTTTAAAGCATGTGTTAAAGTAGATTCAGCAGGTTCAGCAGTGCTGAATGTACCTTGCTTATCTTTTAAAGCCTGTAATCTTTTTTGTTCAACTTGTTGCTGTGATAAAGGTCTACCAACATTTATTTTAAAGCTTGGTACATTATCTTTTTTAACAAATCCTTCATATCTTTCATCAGGAATAACTATCTTTTTTTTCTTTAATCCTCCTTCTTGATAGTGAGGTGTTATTTTTCTTGTATTGTTAGGACTTTGTTCTGACAATGTAGATAAATCATCTGTTCTATAATTAGATTGATTACCACTATAACTTGTTGAACCATGAGTGTAGTCTTCTATATCATAATACTTTGGTACTCTAACTGGTTGTTGTATTGTAACAGGATTTGTATTTAAAGAATTTTGTACTAATCCTGCAGGTTGTAAATTATTTTGTATTGATTGTATAGAATTTTTACCTTGTGTAATATTTACAGGTATTGTATTTTTTTGATTTGTAATCCAGTCAGGATGTTGTTGTATAAAACTTGCTGGTACACCACTTGTTCCATATTTTCTAATTCTTTCCTCCTGTTGTTCAGCAGGAACCATATCAAAAGGCATTACAGCAAGAGGATCATATTCATACATTTCCACATTGTCAGAATAAACAAGAGCATCCATTTGTTTTTCTAATTCTTCTTTTTCTTTTTGGTTTTTTGATTTGATTATTTTATCCAATATTTGCTCACCTAAAACTGAATGAGGAGATTTAAATCTAGATAAATCTTGAGGATTAATTCTTTTATCATAAAGAGGCATTGGAGATCTTAAATCTAAAAACCCTTGAGATTGTTCTCTTTGATAAAACTTATTTTCATCTACAGGTAAATAAAACTTTTCGACAGAAGGCTTTCCTTCTACAAGGTTATTTTGTTCATCTACATATCTACCTACATCTTTTGCTTTTGTTTCAAAAATTTTTTTAGAATCTTCTAATTTTTTAATATAGTTTTTTGGGTTATTCTCATCAATAGTCTCATAAAGTCTTTTTTGTGCTTCTTTTAAATATTTTTTTTCTTCTGCAATATTTTTATTTTTATCTGTTTGTGTATAATAAGTATCAACTGGTGTATTTTTAGCTTCTTTTAAATATTTTTGAGCAGAATTGACCCATTCTTTTTTACTTTTTATTTTTTCTTTATAATTTTTTGAATCTTTAACTTTTTCTTTTGTATATCCTTGTTTTTTAAAATAATCTTCTATAGCTTTTGTATTATTAAATACAGCAAGACTATCTGCTTTTGTAGCAGGAGTAGTTATTTTATTTTTAATAGGATCAATAGGTCCACCTTCAGCATACTGAGGTTTGTCATAACCTCTCATCATAGGTGCAACATCTTTATAATGTTCTGCAAAATATTGTGCTTCTTCAGGAGAATTAAATCTAATATCTTCTCTAGAAGGTCTAGGGTTTTCAAAGTATTCTANTTGATCTTTTCCTGTATCTTGTAAANATGGTCTAGCATAATTATCAACAGATCCCATATAATGTGTACCCANACCTTCAGGAGTCATACCTGTCTTAGGCATAAACTGTGACATTCTTTTAATAGCAGGGTGACCAAAAGCATTACCCATTCCTATTTTAGATTTCATCATACCACGCATAGCATCTAAATCTACATCACCACCTTCTTGTGATTTTTTTACTATATGTGTTACACCTTGTTTAATAGGTGTTACTTTAGCATTATAATGATCAGTTCCAGTTCTTGACCACATCCCTTCATCAAAAGTTTTTGCATCAGGATTAAAACCATACCAAAAATTAGGATTAGTTTTTGATTGACCAGGTCTATAATTAAGAGTTTTATTTTTTAAATCTTTTAAAGAAGAGTTATTAAGATACTCTTCATAATAGCAAGAACCAAAATAACAATCTTTAACTTTACTTTTATCTAAATATTTAGCAATAGTATCATTAGGTATTCCTGATAAACTTTGACCAGAATGCGCAAAAAAAGCAACTTTATCAAATTGCGTCATACCTTTAAGTTTATCTTGCAATAATTTTTTATTTTTATATAAAGGAACAACATCTACTTTAACACCTGGTTGTGTTCTGTTATAAAACTTTTTTACATTTTCTCCTTCTTTTATAAATGTACTATCCATAGTTACAGGATTAACTTTTTCATCATAGAACTTTTCTGTAATGTCATCAAGTTTTTTACTATATGGTAGTATTTTTTTATATAAAGTTACATTTTCATAGTCATTTGCTTTTCTTTGTGCATCATTAAACTCATCAAAAAGTCTTTGGCTTTTAGCATCTGGTCCTGCAAGGTTAGTTGTATAACTTTCAAATTTATTTTGAAGAACCTTTGCTTCTTTAGTTAAAGATTTAAAATTTTTATCATTAGTTTTTATAGAATCAATTTGTTGTTTAGTTTTAAAAAATTCATCTTGAATTTTTTTTAAATGAGGAATGTTTAAAGATTTATTATAAAGTTCTCCAAGACGTTGGTCACTAGGACTTTCTGCAAAAATTACTACTTTAGGATTTTTAGCAGATCTTTGTAATTTAAGTTTGTCATTTTTAAGATCTTGTTGTAATTTTTCAACTGTTCTTGATACCTCAGCCTTATTAAAACCTAATACATTTCTATCCTCCAAGTTATCTCTTACAGCAAGACCTTCATATCTTTCATTAGGAATTTTAAATGGTTTACCTGTTTCTTTACCTACTTGAGCAAAAGGTAGATTGCCTCCCATTTGATAATTTCTATCAGCATACATCATACCTGTACCACCCATTTGATACATTGGTTTATTAAAATATTGTCTATATAATTCTACATCTTCTGCTTCTTCTGCCTCTGACATTGGTATTTTAAAAGATGAATACACTCGTTCTTCTAATTTTGGTTGAATTATATGATGTGTATAGTTTTCTACTGTATTAGGATTGTCATAAACATATTGTTCTATATTGTCTCCACTATCTCCTTCAGTTGTATATGCTTTAATATATCCTGGAATATCATTTTTTAAAAATCTAGGAATAACTTCTGACAAAGGTTGTCCAGCATGTGCAACTTCTTTTAAATAATTTTTTAAATCACTAGTATCATCTAATGGTTTTGGAATATTTACTTCATTAGTAAAAGGATTATAATTTCTTTTATTGTGAAATGGTAAACCTTTATTTGTTCCTACATTAACTGCAGGATTTCCTCTTTCATGTTGTATTTTTAAAGCTTCTTTAAATAACTCAGGACCTACGTCTTTTTTTAATTTTTTAAAAAAATTAGCAGTTTCTTTTGTAGGTAAATATTTTTCAAATTTATTTGCTTCTGCTCTTGGATTTTTTATATCTCCAGTTCTTACTAGTTCTTTATTATCTTTTAAAATATTTTTTAACTCTTTGTCATTAAAAGGTTTTTTATATACAGATGTTGATTCTGTTATATTTTTTCCTACTTGCGCAATGGGCATCTCAGTAACTTGTGAACCAGGAAACTGATACTCTTGCCCAGGCATCATGTGTTGTTTATTACCAAACTCATCCATACCAATAAGAGGAGTGCTAACCCCTTTCATTGTTATAGGTGTACCTTGTGGTGTACCATAGATAGTATTAGAAGGATTGTTTCTATATGGAGAGTCATCCTTGTATCCTTGTTTTGAAATGTCATTCTTTTGACGATCAAGGAACCTTTTTAAAATTTCTAAATCTTTATTCATTATCTTGGACTATTAAGCATTTTACTATTTACTATTTTAAGAAGCATCTTTTTATCTCCACTCTTTGTTTTTCTAAGAACAATCTTATTACCAAAGTGTCTAAATTTCTTATGCTCTAAAGCTGGTTTAAGAACATCTACATATGCAGGATTAATTGTTTTATGATAACCATCAGGTGCTGTAATAAACATAGATGTTACAGGTACAGTACTTGGTGTCATAAAACCTGGAACTGCTATTGTTGATGATAAGAACTCATGTCTATCTCTTGTAACATCATAGAAGTTATTAAACCTGTATTTGTTTTCTTCTTTAGATGCAAGTATCTGTGTATATGTAGCACTAATGATAGGATAAGATAATGACTCTAAAGGTCTATTCTTATCTTTAATCTTAAGATATAACAATGGTGATACTTGTTCAGAATTATAAATTATAGCTCTGTCAAAGTTTTCATCTAGTACATGGAATGCATCTTTACCATCATTGAAATACTTATAAGCCTCCATGTAATATTCAACACTTCTAAAAGTAGTGATTTGATTTGGTGTTACAACATTATATTCTACTTCCCAACCATAATCTTTTGTAGGATCATATTGAGAATTAGAGTTATAATAACTTGTAAAGCTATCAAATCTTTCATTATGTTTCCAAAAACTTGTTCCTTTTATTGTAAAGAAATGTGAATGTGCAGGAATTAATAATGATGGATGCCAATCATGGAAACTTATCCACATCTTTTCTTTAGGATCATAACTAATAGTCCACTCAATCTTATCAAAATATTTAGGATCATCTAAACTAATTGGTGTTGTTACTGGTACAAATACAGGATTTTGTGTATCAACACAACTACACTTTTGATTAACAACAGCACAGTCACCACATGTTGTAGGTATTTCTCCTGGAGGACATGCACAGCGTGCGTTGTCACCATCAAGTACAATAGTACAAGGCGCATTACAAATGTCTGCATTTTTTACATCTAATATTTGACATTGATCACCTACCAATGTTTGACCAATAGGACAACTGTAGGTTGTAGTTATATTACCACACACTGCTGGTGCATTTGTTTTAGCAGCTAGTGCTAAAAAGTCAGCTGTTAAAGTATCAGCTAATGCAACAGCATTACCAGGGTTAGCATTATAAACAGAACCAACACTTTTTACATCAAAATAAAACTGACCTTCTTTACCACCAAAGAAAGCAGGATCTCCAGCAGTACCAATGTTTACTACAAATATTTCTAAAGCAGGATTATTAGCAAGTAAACATTTAGCTTGATTAATAGTTCTACTCATTTCCTTTGAAGCTGTAAAATTCAAAGGTGCATACTGTGGATAGTTAGCACTATATTGTGTAGTATTACCTCCATTACATAATCCAAAAGGTGTAACAGTATATGCACCTACTGATGTAGGTCCTCTATCAGTAATTAAAACTATAATCTTTCTAACACCTAGTCTAGCAGATACTAATCCTAGTCCAGAATTACCAGTGTTTGTTTGTGATTGATATAACATTCTTGTCGCTACAGTCAAACCTTGAGCTATACTGTTTGGGCGTGTTGAAACAGGAGTGTTAGGTGTAGGAAAATATTGTTTAAGCCACGCGGATGCAGATGTTGCAGTAACAGTTCCTGCAGAATTTGTATAACTATTACCATTTCCTGAATACAAAGATGCAGAATAAAAGGTTGGTTGTTGATCACAACTTACTACACCTACTCTATAATTACAATCTGAAGTGTTTATTCCAGAGGCAATATTATCAATAAACCTGTGCATAAAAGTTGCCTGATGTGCAGGTGTTACAGATTCAGTTATTCCAAAAGCAACTACTATGTCAGCCTTACAACCACTGGTTATAACAGTTGCTGCTGCAGGTGTACTTGTTATTTTTGTACATTGACCATTAAAATATGTGTATCCAACAGGACATACCAACTCACCTGTACCTCCACCAACTGCTTGACATTTACCCACACCATCATCTGTAGGTACAAATTCATAACCTGGAGGACAAGGATCAGTCAATACTCTTTTTTCACATTTTTCTGTAACAGGATTATAAACATATCCATTAGCAACATCACATGTTATTATACCACAAGGTAGTGGTTCAACAGTGACTATGGTTCTACAAACCATTACACCACCACCAATGTCAACAAGTTCTGAACCATCAGGACATACTCCACTTTGTGATACTAAACAATCACAATATGTAACTTCCCCTATAACTATTTGAGTACAAGACTCATCTGGACAAAAACACGCCATTTTATTTAGTTTTTATTATTCATTATCTATTTGACATGATGCAACAGTTCTGACAATTGCTTCACAGTTACCTGTTTCAGGATTATATGAAAATCCAGTTTGACATCTAGGTGCATCAACTATTTTTTCACATAGACCTGTTTCAACATTTAATGCAAACCCACTAGGGCAAGTGTTAGGACAATTACATTTATCATAAAAACCTAATTCAGGAGTATATCCTATACAAGGAGATTTAGGTTTATAATCTTTTTTAGTAAAGTACATTAACTCATATTGAGCATCATATACAGCTTGTACAGCAATACCATCTACAGGATTATCATATTCTGTAAAGTTAGGAAAAGATTTTAACAGTTCTGAAGGTAAGTTTTGAAGAAACCAGTTCTTCATACCTGCTTTAGAAATCTCTTGTAAACCTTGTGAACCATACTGTATAATCTTACCTGCTTTTTGAGATACATAAAATGTACCATATGGTGTATTCAATGTAGCTCTGCTAGATATACTAGCTCCATAATCTAAAACATCTTCTGCATTAGCAAGAGATTGAATGTTATTAGCAAACAAACCTCCATCACCAATTGTTACTTTAGTACCAGCTTCTGTTTTAAGAGTATCAACCCCTACAAATTGAGAAGGTGTAAAATCTTCATAAAGGATTAAAGCTCCACTTGAGTTTACAGCTTTGATGTTTGTTACTATGCCTTCAAATGTGTAATAGTTAAGAGGTAAGAAGTTTCTCCAGTTATCTCTTTTTAAACCATCTTGTTGTTGCAATGAGTATATACCTCTATAAGGAAAATACTGGTAACAAGTATCATACAATACAGGATCATAATCTGATGGAAGTATTGATGCCCATGATGCAAAGTTGTTATATAGTTTTGAAGTACTTAGCGATAAGTCATATCTGTAATAAATAGGTCTAGTTATTATATCAGATCTAAACATTACATTTAAATCATTAAATGAGTTACCATAAACATCATAAAACTTTTCCCATTCATTCTCACCATAATCTCTAAATGCCATGTTTAACTCAGACTCTGTAAAGAAGTCTCTTACACCATTGTTAAACAAATACATCACTTTACCTTTAACAGAAAGATTTATAGAACCTGAACTACCTATAGTATCAAACTCATATAAATCATCAGGATCACTAAAACTTATAAGATTGCTTATATTACCGCTAAAATTTACACCAAAGTCAGAAGCTTTAAAGTGTCTAAAATCTGCTCTATATCTAGGTTTAGGACCATTATTGTATAAGTTATAATTAAAAGGTGTACCATCTGGTAAATCATATGCCCATGTATTAAAAAAAGCATACATGTTTTTTTCAGTATATCTATTAATATACACATCTCCTCCAAATATAGCACCTGTGAAATGTGTTCTATTTAAAACACTTTCAGTTTTACGCACACATGAATCAGTAGGTATCTGCACTACAGCTTGTAACTGACCATACTGATTTTGATAATCAAGTTTTAATGCACCATAATAAGCAACTGTCCTTGTGGTATATTCATTATTAATTCCAATACCATTTGCTGCAGTTATTTTACTTGAATCTTGATTAATAGGATTCTGCAACTCTTTGTTTAAGTGCACTGTTACAAATTTATTTCTATATAAATTATTAATTCTAAAGTTTGCGTTAAAGTCTTGTAAACCTGAACTTGTATATTTAGATAAATTTAATTTTCTAGAAATAGAAAAGTTAGTCACACCACTTGGTAAACTATTTGTATTAGTAATTTTATCAAATGAATTATAAAAAGCATGACTATTAGATTGCAAAACATAATCTCTAAAAGGTATAATTTTATACCATATATCTAACACTGTTTCTAATGCTTCATAGAAAAATGTAACAAACTGTGAAGCCATAGTTATTAAATCAACTATTGTTTTTATTACTGAAACAGTTCCAGCAGTACTAGCTGTTGTAACATTAGCTCCTGCAAAAACAGTAGTAGCCAACAGATTTGATACAGCTGTTGAAGTTCCACCTTCGGTAGTCATAGATGTTCCTGTATCAAAATTAATAAAAGGTGTAAAAGGAGTATTAATCCTAGTCATGGTATAACCTGTTGCTGCTGTACCAAGTGTAAATTCACCTGCAGGTGTTGTTGTATGACCTGTAGAAGATTGTGCAGTTGTAGTTTTACCCATAGTGCTAACAATACCAATTCCTGTTGCAATAATTGCTGCAGAAGCAAACCCCCAATTACCAAGTACTTTTTCTTTAGGATGTCTATAAGGTACCATAAAAGAACCTTTTGCATCACCTATTTCTTCTGTGTATATTTTAGAATAAACACCTGCACCTAAATAAGGTCTAACAATAGTTGTTTCAGGTGAATGAAAACTAAAGACATCTTTTCTAGGAGCAACACCTTCTAAGTAAGCATCATTACTTCCTGAAATTCTTAAATCATTATAAGGATAGTTTTGCATTAACCCTTTAGAAGTAGAACCTTGTATGTTAAACTCAAGCATGTTATTAAACATGCCTTTTGCTACTATACTTCTATTACCTTCTCTAGATCCTCTAAGAATTTCATAACCTGATATAGATGCAATAGGGTTTCCCTGATTATCTATAGGGTGTTTAATATTACTAAACTGTACACCAAGTACAACAATGCTATTACCACCATCTGAATGAATATGAGTTGTCTCATTAGAAGGCATCTTATGATGTCTAATAGGTTTGTTACATAAATCTCCCCATATCTCAGGTTGTTTGTTAGGATACAACTCTGTTGATTCCCAGTAAGCCATTCTACCTTTTTGAAGTATAACTCCTCCATCATCAGTAGTACCACCCTCATACCCAACACTTGTAGAAGTGTCATATACATTCCATACTTTATTTTGTAGTGGATCAACAACATCTGTGTTGTTATTACTAAGTGTAACTAAATCACTAGCTGTTGCTTCTCTTCCAGGTATATGAAATGAAGCAGATCTTGCTCCTGTTTTATATACCCATCTAATAAAAAATGAGTATACTTCATCACGCATGTATCCAACAGTATTACCTTTCTTCCAATAAAAATCTGCAGGGTATTTTGCTGAAACCCATTCACTTCTTATAGCATTAGCAAAAGGTTGATAATTAAAATAAGGTTGTGTTGTAACACTGGTTCTAATAAGATATCCATTAAGAGAAAACATCTTTTTACTCTTCTCATAAATTTGAGATTTTAAAGGTATTTGAGATAATGGTATTGTCACTAAACTTTCAAGATACAAATCTAAATGTACACTTGATTGCATAGTATTATAGTTTCCTATTTTCTTAGCAATTGTTTGTTGGTTAATCACAGAGATTACAACAAGTTCATACTCTTCAAAATTTAAATCTAAATTAGAAATCTTAATATCAATAGAACCTCCTACACCTGAATGATCCCACAACGCTTGTGGTTGAGATGGTGTAGAATAATCTGTAAGTTTTATTCCATTATATGAATATGCTATGACTGCTTGATAACTACCATTTTGTAATTGACCTGCACCAATAGATGTACTCACTGTAATACAAGGTTGCTCAACTAAAGGATGTAATCTTAGTTGCTCACAATCTATTGCATTAGTACAAATTTCTGCACCACACGCATTGGGATCTAAATCTAGACTACATATGTAAGGTATGCGTGTAGGATCCAGATTCATAGTTCTATCTGGATTGTTATTATCTGCCCAATATACTGAATATGTACAGTCTGCATTATATTTTACAGCACCTGTAATCATATACTTTGTGTTAAAGTTCAAACAAGAATCATTAACAAGTGTTGTATAAGAACAGTCAGCTTCATCAAAAGTTCCAATTTCAGAAGAAACATTGTTAGTAGAAAATACTATCCATTCTGTTTTATACTTGTGTAGTATGCCAATTATAGTATATGGTGCAGTAGTACAATAAAGATTTGATTGTTCATTACCGATAACTCCTTCATCCCCTTTATGGGAAATATTAACAGCATTGATAGCATTAGTCCAAACACCTTCAGGTACAAAGATTTCAGATGAATCTTTAATCATACCTTTCATGAAAACATTTGTCTTTCCTGTACTGCTTCCTTGATTTAAAGAAGCATCTTGATTTGTTGTGTTATCAGCCATTACATGTAATTTTTAAACATATTGTAATAATTATGATACTGTGCTTTTCTATTTACTTCATGAAGTTTTTTCATTTCTGCAAAGTCAGGCGTATTCACAAATGACAATGCATTGTTCCTAGCCAGTCTTAATTGACCTGACATCAACTGTAAATGATTTTGCACTTGCTCACCTGCTAAATACAAGTTCTCATAGATACGTTGTTTTAAAGCGTATTCATAATACTCATTAGTATAAGGATTGTCAAGCACTAACAAGTTACCATCATCATCTTCCATTACAGATTGATAGTTTAAGTACACAGTACCTTCATCAAAGTTTACATGTAAAAATCCATTCTTTAAATATGCATCATAATAGTTACCTTTTGGAGAAGCCAAACCAGTAATGTTGCTATCATCATATTTATTATTATATTTATCAATTGGCTCAGGAGACAATGACTTAGTTTTATAAATGTGTAATCTTACAGGTCTTTTACTTTCTATTCTTCTACCATTAGTAGTATAATGAATAGCAGGTGTTCCTGTTGATTCTATATCTAAAAATGCAGCACAAGAAGAATTACTAGTACCATCAGTATTTTTCTTTGCACCTATTATAACAATCTTACAGTTAACAACTGTTTGAATTGTTTGTGAAGTTAACCTAATACAGTTGTCACCTAAAATTGTAATATCACAATCTAAAAGAGTACCATCAGGATTAAATATTTGTACTATTACATTATAGGTTTCTAAGTAATGATTGATTACTGTATCACCTAGTGGTATATCTGAATAAACAACTGCTTGTCTAACAAACTTTTCTTGTAAAAAGTTTTGAGCAAGTGTAGTACCTTCTAAAACACCATCAGTATATGTTTTATTATGATAAGGTATTTCTGAAACAAACTTATCTTCACACACTAGTGCAAAGTTTAAAACATCCATGTCTTCAGGTACTTTTCCTTTTCCTTTTTGTATCTCAATAACTCTTGACTTTTGCATATTAATGCGCAGTCCTAAATCATAGTTACAACGCATTGCAACTTTAATAAGTTGTTGAGGGTTTAAGAGTCCTTCAAGATCCCATGAATATAAATCAATTTTGACACTATCCATTAAATCATCAAAGGTTCTGTATTTAGGTTCTGTTAATGGCATAATTATTAATTTACAATGTTTCTATTATCTTGTTGTTGATCTTGTGGCACACTCATCATCACACCTAAATCTCTAATGACTGCTTGTTCAATTTCAGCATATAAGTATTCAGGAATTGTAAACATAGTATCTTGTATGAATGTGCAATCATCAGATGGATCACAATTGTAAGAACTTATATCTCCTTCAAACAAACCTTCAATTCTTACAGCATCCCATTCTAAGTTTGGAAAATACAAATGACCATCTATATACCAGTAGTATTTTTTCTTATTATACCTGAATGTTTTTTGATTTGCCATTTTTTGGAACACAGAAGAGTATATAGGCACTAATTCTTCAGAAAGGTCTATAGACATCACTGATCTAAAAATAGGTCCAAAATGACCTTCAAATGTTCTTGGGATTTTAACCTTTGTACGTTTGAACGTACAACCAGTAGTAATGCAATGACATTGAGACTCTGCTCTGTCAACATCAATAAGTTCAACAAAGTTTAACACTTGAAACACACTGTTAAACTTCATTATTTTATTCTGAATATCTTGTCGTCTGATAAGCATTTTAGCATGCTTCATTACCATAGAGTACAAAAATCTATCAGTAAGAAACGCATCTTGTTTTACTGCTTTAATCTGATTACGAACTCTTGATAAAACTTCACCTATTGGTACCATAATATTTATATATCAAATTCATCATATTCTTGCAAAAGAGTTTCAGTTGCCTCTGTTCTTTCAAGTCTATAATTATTACTGTTAAACACTTTTGAAATTTTTATACAAGGATCAACTTCTACATACTTTTTCCAATTTTCAGGATATGCAGCACTTACACTTCTACTAAAATCTCTAGTAGCATTGAATGCCCATAACTCATGATTTCTAAACTTATACTTGTTAGCAAATGTTGTAAAAAATATTTTAGCAATGTGTTGATCACTTTCCCAGTTTCTATGCTTTACTTTCTGCATGTATTCTAAACTAGTTCTCATATCCATGTTGTACCTTTTTTTAGGAGGAGGACATGTACCTATAAAGATATGACCAATTTGTGAAGGTAGTTCAACACCATCTCTTAACTCTATTGTTGTTTTCCAAACATTTTCATTAAAAGAGTTTATAATATTTTTTATATCTGCATTAGATAAACTATCATATTGAGGAAACCTTGTTCTAAAACCTTTTATAAATTCTGTTGTTAAAGTTCCATAACTTGTTTTTCTAAATCTAGGAGCATTAAGATCTGGTTTTTTTATTTCATTCATATAGTTTACATTAAGAATTTACTAAAAATTATGTACATATTAAAAGATTTTTGATACTATCTTAGATTGCAAACACAAATTCTGATATTAAACCTTTATCATGGTCATGAACATGTATGATTGCAGCACGTTGATTACCTGTCCATTTGTTATGATAATGATAATAATCTGATGATGTAAGTGCAGGAATAATCCTTGTTACAAAACCTTGCTCTTCATTTTCAGTTATAACTTCTTTTGTTTTTCTACCATGGTAATGTCCTGTATATAGAAATCTATGAATAGATGTTCCCCATTGATTAGCAAACTCTGTTGCAAATACTAAAGGATTATTTTTAGAAGATACATCACCATGTTCTAAACCAATCATGTTGTTACCATAAGTAATAACCTTTCTTTCTTTATACTCAGTGTTAAACTCTATATCAGTTGTTAATTTAAAAACTTGAGATACAGCATGTATTAAATGAAAAGAAGATAGTCTATCATGATTTCCTGGAATAAAAACTACTTCAAGTTTATTACAAAAATGTTTTAATTTTCCTATTACTAAACATACAGCATCAAATGCTTTCATATATGCCTTAGTAGCAGTCTCTGAATTTTCTACAGGAGTTCCCTTTGTAGTAGTACCATCAAAAGTGTCCATGTTAAGAGTATCAGGTCCTATAACAAATATAATCTTTTCAAGATTATAATTAGCATATGCTTTTCCTATAAGATAACATACTGCTTTATCCATAAGATCACCCATGTTTTCATTACCAGGTTTACCAAAGTGAAGATCTTGTAAAGAAATAACCCCACATACTTTCTCACTTGCTGAGTCATTTAAGTATTTGGGGTCAATTTTATCATAAACAGGTAATTCATATTTAGAAAGTTCTTCTAAAAAAGAAGACTGAATTATTTGTTCTTTTGGAAGTTTTGTAATTAGTGCTGAAACTAACCATTTATTGTTTTGTTCTTTATTCCAAAACTGTGAAAGTTTCCATTGTGTAGTATCAATGCCTAAAAGCTTTATAATTTCTTCAGGTGTTTTAGGTTCTGTAGTAGACATCCCTGTTATCTTACTTGTACCCTTATCTAAATCTTGATGTGTTTCAATTACTTTTGAGTTTTCAACCTCATCATTGTTTGCAACTTTTAATGGTTTTTTTGTTAGTAACTTGTGATCTAAATGTACAAAGAAAGAATCATCTGGCATTTCATTTGTATCTAACACTTTAATATGTGCTAACATTATTTTTTTAAAGAACTTATAATCTTGTAAAGAAAGATTAATTCTGTTAGCTTCATCTTGATTTGACTTTTTTCTTGTTAACCCTAAGTAAATTGCTTTAGTAATACTCATATTATTAAGTGTTTATAGTTATACAAATGTAAGAAATATTATCATATAAAAAACAACCCTTGCTGTTATGCAAGGGAAGTTCCTCAGAATATGGAAAACCAACAAACCATTTCTGATATAATTTTAATTAAGACCTGTTGTAAAAATAATCCCAATTACAATAACGATTTGTTTCTAATACTGTTTGAAAAATGTTTAATATTTGAGTGATAGACATACCTGTTGTTATACCTAAACATTCAATATTTTCACCTGTGTATTTCACACAAGATAATGGATAAGCATCACCACATATACCATAAAAGTTTGGTAGTGGTGTAGGTGTTACCCCAGTAGGGCAATCTGCACAAGTTAAACAAGGTGTATTTGGATACATATCTTTTATTTATTTATTAACAGTGTAATACTTTATTTACTAAGGTGTTATACCAGTTATCAATCCGTTTGTTACTGTAATTGTTTTTCCATCCTGAGATGTAAATGATCCTGTTGCACCTGTTGTATCACTAGAAGTAATGTTTGCCCAATTAGCTTCTCCATTATTAGTTATAGATTTTAAAAACTTTCCAGCTGCTTGTGTACCATCTTGTAATTGTATAGCGTAATTTCCTGCTGCACCTGAACTAGCTACTCCACGTAAACCTATGTTTTTACCAGTAGTAGTACCACTACAACCGCCATATACACCATAATTGACATTAGTGTTACTAGCAGCATTTCCAAATACACCAACATTTTCACCTAATGCACTTACACCATTTGAAACAGCATTTATTCCAAAAGCACCACTTGATAATGTAGCTACTGCATTTGTTTGAGTATAAATTCCATTTAATGTTACCCCTGATACACTCATTCTAAAATTTGGTAATGGACTTTGGTTTACACCTATAGATGTGATGTCATCTTGTATTAATCCTATTCCTAAAGTTGTTCCATTAGGTGTCCATCTTGCTACATAATTAGTAGTACCTGAACCTGCAACTCCTGTAGTTGGTGTTACCCAGTTAGCTTTACCTTGAGATCCTACGCATGTTAAAACTTTACCAATACCTTCTGTCCCATCCATTAACTGTGCTGCGTATTTTTGAGAACCACTTATTGCATTTGCTCTTATCCCAATACTAAGACCTGTTCCATAAGCATCACCAGTTACACCTATACCAGTAGCTGTACTAGTACTTACACCAGAACCACTAACCCCATAATTATAATCTGTACTTCCTTGTGCAGTACCATATACTCCTGTGTTGCTTCCAGCACCTGCTCCTATATTAGATCCAACAACTCCAATCTGACCACTAGTTACAGTTTCACCATAAACAGCAGTTTGTGGTGTCCCAGCAGACGTTATTATTGATAATCTTCTGTCAGCATTTAAAGAAGAATTTACACTTACGCTGTTACCATTATCCTGTATTTGACTGTTGCCAAGTGTATTACCATCAGGTGTCCATTTAGAAACATAATTTAACGTACCTGAACCTAATGGTCCTTGTACAGAAATTTGATAAAAGTTAAATATTCTATTAGAATAAGTAACACCATCTACAACTAAATTGTTTGGGTAAGTAAAATCAGTAACTAATAGTTTAGTTCCTGTTCCACCTACTTCTCTCCATTCCCATCTAGTTTTTTCTGCTACACAGTACACAATCATTCCTTCATAGTAAGTGAATGCAAGATTGTTACTAGTTCCTAAATTACTTAATACTGCTTGAGAAGCAACATGCACCTTTGCATCTAAAGGTGTTTGAGTAGGTACTTTTAAACCTGCAGGTATATTATTAGCACTCATTATGATATATTTTTAAAATTAAAGTACATGCTGCCATGACTGTATGGGTTTTTAGATACATATATTACTGTATTAGTAATAGATACATCTTTATCAAATTCATCTGTAACATCATTATTTAAAGCATCTGTAATAGCAAACGTAACTGCTTGGGTTGAAGCTATTACAAAAACAATTCTACCAATTTGGGTATACGCAACTACTTCACCTTCATTAAATCTAGCATAAGGAAGTGAAGGTTTAGCAGATAAATAAGAAGGTGTAATCAATGGTACTACTTGATCAATATCATCTTCTACATTAGCCAATTGCCAATAGTATACAGTAGCACTTGCTGTAGCTTCATAATTTTGTACAACTGTACATATTTTAGTTGAAAGTAATTGTACAATACTATTCATATTACTTCCTGTTTGTATACCAAAACAAGTTAATGTTGGACCTGTATAAATTACACATTTTCCATCATATATTTCTTCACAGGTTGTACCAACACATGTTGGAGGAGTTGGAGGTGTAGGAGGAGTTATTGGAGGACAACCTCCAGGACAACCACAACCACCATTACAATTAGGACTTGTACAAGACATCTTTTTTACTTTTTAAATTATAAACAAACTGCTATTGTTGTTGTATCAAATTCTGAACTTATGTATCCTGTTGATACTCCACAAGATATCACTTTAGTTACTTCTGTACATAATGCTGTACCACAATTATTATAAGTAAGTGCAGGATATGTATAATCTGCAAAACTAGATCCATCTGGAATTGCAATTGTTACATTGTCATATACAGGACCATAAAAAGAACAACTGTTCACTACATATCTAATTACAACATTCATTGGTAAACCTGTACCATTTGTAACAGGTATTCCTGTTATAGCATTTGTAAGTGTAACTGTTGTAGTATTATTAGTTACTTCCATTTCTATAGGAAGACCACCTTCAACACATTCAGTTGAAGTAGGTGTTACTTCTACATCTAGAACTGTAACTTTATAAAGAATTGTAGGTACAATTAAATCACTAATTACTCTAGCACCATTTGATTCTCCACAAGAATAAATAGCGTGTATATAAACTACATAGTCTTGACCAACAACTAAAGTGCTTACTGGAAAACTATGAGTAAGAAATGAAGTAGAAAGTGTTGCATCATAAACAGAAGGTCCTGTAGGAGCAGTTCCTGTCCATTCAAAAACTTCTATTCTGTAACCTGTTGGTGCTTCAATTCCTGAATAACTAGGTGCTGTCCATTCTACTGTAGAACTAGTAGTACCAATAGTTGTTATTGTTACATTTTCAGGAACAGCTAATATACAAGGTGTAGTTATAGGAGTTGCAAAATAAGTTGAAAGTTTAGTACGCATATCACAAATAGTCAACCACATATTTGAAATAGTATCAGCAACTGTAGCAGGTGTAGTCACCCATCCAGATAACTCACTCATTATGTACTCACTATCATTTAATTGAAGTGCACTATTTAATCCAGGACACTGTCTATTTACAGCTGCAATAAGCAGTGTTGACATACCAACAGTTCCCATTAAATTACAAAGACTTGTTTCTAAATTTACAAATGCATTTTGTATTAACAGTGTTTCACCTGGAGTACCTGAACTTGCACACTGAGATTCAACAAATATGTTATATGTGTACTCTGTTAAATTTGCAACAGCTTCTTCTAAAGAAATAACTCTTGTTGTTAAATTACTTATTGCAGATGTATGATTTGCAACATCTATAAGTATAGTACAAATAACACTTGCTAAGTATGGTGCATATTCTGAAAGAGGTAAAGATGTTATAGTATCACCATCTTGATCAAAATATAAACATGGAGGCAAAGGTATAATAGGATCATCTGTAATAGTTTCTGTAGGTCTACCTTGATCACCTGTAGTACCATTAGCATCCATATCACAAACCTTAGTTATGATAAGTTGTAATGTTTGTAATAATGTAGTTGGATCTTGAGCACCACTTGCAACTAAACACTCAAAGTCTAATGAACTAACATTAATAAGATTTTGTGTAACATTACATAAAAGTGTTGCTAATTTAAATACAACTTCATCAATAGAGTCACCAGCTTGTAAACTAATACAAGGGATGTTTGGTCCTTGCCATATCACACATGCTGTAGATATTTTAGGACAATTGTCCCTATTTGAACCAGAATTAGGTATAGAAGGTGTTGCCATTATATTGTGTTTATTTTTTCTTGAATTTTAGATAATGTACAAAATCCTACTGGTGCAGAATTACATGCTGTTCTTTCATTACTACGTATAAGAAGGTTTCTTAAGTCATCAGCAAGTTCTTCATTAATAAGTGCAGAACATGTTTTTAAACCATATCTTTTTCTTTTATAGTTAGCATAAACAGCTTGAGCAAATACTTCAGTTATACGTACAAGTGGATCCATTGCTATAAGTGTTTTATTTTTTTTGTGCTAATTGTGCTTCATACATTGCTACGCAATTTGCGCACACTGATGCACCATTAGATGCAGTTCTTGTTTGACATCCACAACTTAATGTAGATTTACAGTTTTGACATTGTGACATTTGGTTTAATATTTAAAGTTAGTTATTACATGATACGCAACATCCAGTTAAATACTTGTCAAGTAATCTTTTAGCATAATCATACATTTCAGTTGCTTGAACAGGTGCATGACAATATTCTGCTTTTGCTTTTGCAGCATCAATATACATCTTAATATATCTTAAGTCATGCATTCTTTGATGTTGTTCAGCTGTTGGTTCACAAGCTTCTAGTTGAATCTTGCACACTTCTGCATAATAAGTATTCATTAAACTTGTTACTCTTAAATGATAGTACTGTACATATACAAGATTGTTAGGTGATACACTATATTTTATAGTATATAAACCATCAGTAAAATTACCAGGCTCATCATCAGCATGTGTTATTCCTAAATCAGTAGTAGATAGATTTTTTACAAAACCTGGTGCTAAAACTACAGGAGGTGTTAATGTTGAGTTACTTGTATAGTAAATAGGTAATGAATAACCAGGTAAATAGATGTCCAATCTTGGACAATCTACTGCTAATCCTGCACCATATACAGAAGCATCCCATATTCTTAATATATTCTCACAAGCTGTATCTGGAATATCTAATGCAAGTGTGTGTTTAATTGCCATAATTGATTCAGTATTAACATCATTACAATAAGAATTTACAAAAATTTTTGATATAAAACAAAAAGAGGAGACAAATTAATGTCCCCTCTATAGTGTTTATACATTTTATATTGTTATGGTAACAATTTAAAAGTTGTATCATAGTTATTAGCTTGTGCTAACCAATAAGTAATACCTTGCTCTAAAGCTGTCAAACGTACAGAAGAATAGATTCTGATTAAGTATTGATCATTATCCATTGTTCCAGATGGATTAGATTTACGTGGAACACTGTGTAACAAGTTATAAATGTAATATTTATTAGCACGTACAAGTTCAGGTGTAGCTATAGATGAATTTGCAACAGTATAGTCTAATACCTCTCTCAAACGTGGATCTTGTTGCCATGGCTCTTGTTGGTATCTCTTAGCTAAGATTAATTCTCTTACAAGAGTTTCACCAAAACCTCTACCTTGGATTGCTTGTTGAGCTTCAACACTTGCAAAACATGCTGCTAAACATTGATTTCCTAATGGATCTAATGCAGTAACAGAAGTGTAGATTTCAATTGGTTGATATTCAACATGATCTCTAGGAGAGAATGAAGCATCACCAAAAGTAGTATCAACATAAGCTCCAACAATTTCTAAGAAAGAGTTTACAGTATTAGGAGCGGTAGCACCTGTTAAAGGAACATAACTTGCACTAGTAATAGGCTCATAAATCTTAGGAGTAATTGAAGTAGTTGTAAATGCAGTAACAGCAGTAGCACTAGAAGTGTTAACTGTATCAGCAGCAAATAAAGCAACAGCACCACCACCAGTAGCAGCAACATAAGCTGAAGAAACGTAAGCAATTACAGGAGAAGCAGATGCAATAGTAGAAGAAGCAACAGTTTGAGAAATGTTAACTAAGAAAGTTGAACCTGTACCACCACCACCAGATACTCTAGAAACAATAGTTGTACCAGCAGCAACACCAGGAGCACCACCACCAGGACCTGCTCCAGTAAGAACTTGTCCTACAGAAAACAAAGCAGTTGTAGCAGTACCTACAGTAAACAAGTTACCAGCAATTGTAGAACCAGTTGCAGATGTAGCACTTGTAGGAGTAAACACAACTCTATCACCAGCAGCAATACCTGTTCTATCAGAAACAGTCAAAGCAGTAGCTCCTGTAGCAGTAGCTGTAGCACCAAGACCAGTACTTAATAATACTTGGTTCCATACAGTTCCTTGTACAAAATCTTTAACAGTTGGGTACAAAGCCAATCTATCTGCCCATCCTAACAATACAATGTTTGGATCTACATTATTAGAACTACCATCACAACATCCTGTGTCAGCATCTAAAGTGTAGTAAGCATTGTGAGTTAAGAAACGTAGAGCAGGAGAACCTTTTAAATCAACTCTTAATCTGTAAGTAGTATTACAAGTAACATTGCAACCAGCAGTAGCAACTACTTGGTGAATGTCTTGAATAGGAGCAGATGGCTCACTTACAGTAAAAGCACTGATGTACTTAGGATTGATTCCTTTTGATTTAACAGATTCTTGGTAACCACCATGAAAAGGTCCCATCTTATCTTTTGTGTGGAAACTACCTTGTGCCAAGTAAGCCAAAGGAGTACCAGAATAAGTTGGTGCAGATGTAGACAATGCTACAGATAAATTTGTAGTTGCATCAATTAATGCAACTTGTCCTGCTAATAATGCAGAACTTGCTGTGCCAGCAGCTGAAATCAAAGGCGTAGCGTTAGTAGCTACTAAAGATTTCTGATAGGCATGTGGAAAATAAGCCATTGTATAATATATTTAGGTTAATAAAAAATTTATTTTAAAAATAATAGTTTGTATTTGACACCATTGATTGTACTTTTAATAGTATCTAAATCATTTACAATCTCTGAGTATGGCATAACTTGTTGTAATGAAACTACTTGTGTTGCCAATTCTCTCATATAAGATAATGATTCTTCTACAGAATTCAAAACTCTTGGTGCAGAATCTTCATATGTTAATAACTTTTCTGCAGCACCTTGAAAACCTTCTGCTAAAGTATCAGCATGTCCTGGTAACGCATCATATAATTCATTTAAAGCTGTGTGTCCAGCAAATGATCCTAGACCTGTAATCTTTAAATGCATTTTGTGAATGCTTGTTGCAGCATTCATTAGTTCTGAAACCAATGCAGCAGTCTGACCTTCTAAAGAAGAGTTTCCAGATGATGCTGGTTTTTTTAATTTATAGCCTGATGAGAAATCCATAATTAATTGTTTAGTGTTGCGTTTTGTTTAGTTCTTTGATATTGATTAATATACTCTATATCTCCTGCAAGAATAGAACATGTTTCATCAACTAATAATTCTACAATATCATCTTTAAATTCACAAGTAACATTAGCTGCAGATGCATTGCCTGTTGATGGATTTACACAATTTAAAAATTCAATTTCTCTAGGTTTTCTGTAATAAAATAATACAGGTTGTACAAGATCAAATTCACCATTAGTGTATACTTTAATCTTATTACCAGATAATGTACAAAATGTTTCTGCCCATACATTACTTGGTTTTCTAAAATCATCTGCTAAAAGATTATCAACATCTGCAACTTGTGCAAGATATACAATCATTCTTCTAGGATCAGGACAACATGCAGCCATAGACTTTACAGCAAATCTTTTGAAATACAAATAATCAGCTGGTAACAAACCTGTTTGATAATAGTTATCAAATTTAGTTAATACAACAGGTGATTGCAAAGTATCAGTAAGTAACAACTGAACATCATCAATATTCATTTTAGTAGACTCATCACCTTCTTTACTCTGATTGTGACCATGTACTTGCCTGCGCACCCATTCCAATTGTGCTTTATTAAATGCTTCGCTTATTTGCCAACACTCAATGTTATCATAATCAAGTGAGGCAATTTTATTTAAGCGTTCTTTTATTTTTATTTGTAATAAAGCATTTGTCATGTTTATTTACCTTTAGATTTTATTTTCTTTTCTTGCTTAAGCATTTCAGCTGTAGGCTTCTTACCTGATCCTGCATTAGCTCTGATGTTATCCCACATACCTCTTTGAGAAGTAGAACCATCTTTACGTTTAATCATTTGCTTTGCCATGACTTGTATGTATTAACAACCTCTTTTAACACCACCACCCATTTTCTTTACATTTGGCGTAGCAATACTTTTTGAAGCAGGGATTATAGGTTTTGGCTTACTCACTGGTTTCTTAGCAAATTTTGAATCTGCATCTAATTGTTTTTTGTTGAATGACATGATATATTGTTTTTAAATTACACTGCCCAATATTTTTCAGTATTTGATACAACATCTGAAAGAATTTCTTCATTTAAAGGATTCTTCAAGTATAGTAAAATATCTGAAGGATTCTTACCAAGCATTGATCCTGACTTCATGTGGTAGATGTTACCATCACCTCTTGTAGCAATTAACTTGTAAAAGTTAGCATCTTTGATTACAGCTCTCAATTTAAGAGTTTCCATATCTAATGCTGATACATCCAAGAATTTTTGTGCAGTCTGACGCTTGTTTCTTTCTTCAGTCTCACCACTAATAAACTTATCCATGTTATCATATAACACATCAAGTGGTGTAGATTTTTTGTATTGTGTTGAGTTTGCATCAATTACTTTACATACATAAAATAACTTATTAGCATTTTTATCAAACATTTTTTGCAACTCAGCAAAAGCTTTGTTTTTAATTTTCTTAAGTTCAGTTTTGATAGATGCTGTTTCTTCAAACTTATCTAAATAAAATTTAAACTTAGGAGCTTCTTTTCTTGCAAATTCTAAAGACTTGGCTACAATACTAAAACCACCATTCTCTATAGCTCTTAACTTAATAAGATCATAAGGATCATTTGCAGGATCAAGATATACAGGATCATTACCAAATCTCATTACAATTTTACCCCAGAACTCATCATTAGTTGGACTAAGTAATTTTACTTTATTCCAAAAATCTTTATCTTCAATGTCTAATACATTTGCTGCCAATTCTCTTTCTAATTGTGCAACAGTAGTTCTAATGTCTTTAATAGTAGCATCTCTTTCCTCTGGTGACAGATTCTTAATTTCAGGAGCAAACTCATTTAAACCTGTAATGTAGCGTTTGATACCATTGTTTTCAAGACATATAATTTGCTCTTCATGAAACACTCCTTCAAACAATACCATTTGATATTTTTCTAAACCCATGTTGTCATGTGTGTTATCAACAAAAGGTCTAATTGTCAAAGAGCTGCTTCTTTTTAGCGACTGATGCTTGTCGATCATTGTAATTTCCATCTGTAATAATTTAGTTTGTTGTGTTTTTCTTTCTTTCTCTTTTTGTAATTATCAGTTTAAAGCTCCTAAACCACGTCAAGGTTATTACATTTTAGGAGAAACACCTACATTTCTGTAGGCATCTGTTGACCAAGTCAACTTTGGGAGAGAGGGTATCTCTTTATTGCATAAGCAAATTTAACACTTTTTATACTTACTTGGTGTAGCACCTGCAAGTTTTTGAGTTTTAGGACCTGATTGAGCAGATGTAGGTTTCTTAACTACAATCTTATTGCTCATAGCTGCCTTATTTTTTCCTGCCATGATTACTTTATTTAATTGCAAAAGCTAGGAGGATTTTACACCTCCTAGTTTGCAAAATTAATATTAGAATGAACCACCAGTTACAGGGTTTCTCATAACAATTTTCAATACTTTAGTTGGATCTTTTACCCAGATGCTTGGCATAGTTTGAGTCATAAATACTCTATAACCATTGAAGTTTCCAGAAGAAGCAAATCCTTGAGATCTACCCATGTAATCCATAGTACCATTTTGGTAGAACCATTTCAATTGATTATCCCAACTTAATTTCAACAAGTAAATGTTGTCATTAGTATTGTCAGTAATATCAAATACAATGAAGTTGTAAGATGATAATGGGTACCCATCAATGATAGGATTTTCAATATCATTTGTGTGAACATTGTCAAATGCAGGGTTCAATACAAACTTAACATTTGCCAAGAAAGGAATTGTGTAAGATGTAAATGCAAATCCAAAGTTCAAGTCCATTGCATTTTTACCTGAAATAGCACCAGTACCTGATTGATCCATGTTAGCAATTAAGCCAGTAGTACCACCAATAGTTCCTGAGAAAGCTTCTTTCTTGATAGCTTCATTAACCATTCTCATACCAGCCATACCAGTTTGAACAATGATTTGTCTGTTTGGATCTGGACCTTTGAATTCAACTTTACCATTGTAGAAATTGAAGATTTCAGATCTGAACAATTCCAAGTTGAAAGTACCTTTGTTATAGATTCTCTTGTAAGAGTTATCTAATTGAGACCAAAGACCTACAGATAATCTGATATCATCTGGACCATCTTGTTTAATTCTACCACCTTGTCCCCACATCAAGTAAGTCTCAATGTCATTAGCAACTTTAGATAAGTGAGCAGCTTCAAGATTAGTAACAAATGATCTAGTCAAGTTACCATTATCATAAGATTTTTTGATCCACTCTTTACCCATAGACTTAACCATGTCATCAATCTTAGTGATAGATGGATCAAGGTTTTTATCAAATGATCTCCAGATTTCTGTTACAGGAACTGTACCATCTGCATTAAGACCACCTTTCATCATCATGTCTGCACGTGAAGAAATAGAATAGTGTACGTGAGCTTCAGCACCACCAACAAAGTTGTAGTACTCTCTGAAACCATTCTGCAATTCTCCAATGTCAGAGAATCTTTCACCATACTCACCTCTTGCAGAACCTTTTCTGAAGAATTTAGTACCAGGCTTAAGATACTTTTTGTCTAATGTTGCAGTGTTGTTGTTGTTTACTAATTGTACTGTATAGATGAAACCATCTCCTGTAGGAAGGATGTCTTCACTTGGTACAATGTAAAGCTCTAGACCTTTATATTTGTCATAAGTGATGATATCACCTGATCCAAATATACGTCTGTTAATTTTAATTTTGAAGTTTGTACCATCAGCACCTAAAGAAGCTTGCGTAGGTTCAACATCTTCTACAATGTATGGAAGATCTTGTACAATTGGCGTTTGCCATTTATACTCTCCACGAGCATTGTCTACCATTATGGTGTTTTTACCACCAAAAGATGCCATCTGATAAAGAGGCATTTCAACCTTTTGCGTCATTGCCCATAAATCTACAGGTCCTAAATCCATAGGCTCTGAAGTCTTAAGCATATTTTGCAAATGGTATGAATCTACATGCGAGCTTACTTTATAAGTAGTGTCACGCAAAAAGAGACCATTGTTTAATACAGGAGTACTCATTGTTTAATTTAATTAAGGTTAGTATTTATTATCTTTTAAATATATTTGTTTGTCTTGAAAGTTTTCTTGAATTAGGTTTAGAGTCTTCATCTTCTTCTCTTGTGTAAGAAGATATCTTGCGACTTTCTTCTGTTTTGAGTTTTCTGACTGTATCTGCAACTACTTCATTCTTTGCTTGCTTTCTAATGTTTTCTTTGTAATCTTCTGGATCAGAAAGTAACCACAAGGTTTCAGCAATTAAATCATATCTTGGCTCTTTACCAAATTGATAGTCTTCTAAAAGTTTACCTAACATGTTTGTAGGTCTCCCTGTAACACTTTCATACTTAACAGTTGTAAGTTCATCCCATAAGAATTTTTGTCTTCTACTGTCAAGCTTTACACCATTTAATTCTCCAGGTTTTAAAGTCTCATATATGTTTGACATGTATGCTTCTTTTTTAGCCTGTTGTTGCTGTTTAAAGTGTTCTTGTTGTGCTAACTTAGACTGTAACATTTCTTCTTGCAAATCATCTAGTTTTGGTTTAAACTGATTTGCTTTTTTAGACAAGTTACCATTTTCTGCCCATTCTTGAATCTGATCTTCAATTAATTCTTGATCATTATTTCCAAAACCTGTAGCTTGTAGGTATTGTCTAATAATCATTTCTTGATGCTCAGGTTCTCTTACATCTAAATCACGAACTTCTTCAACATGTGCAAGAGCTCTAAACAAACCTTTTAAATCTTGTCCACCTTTAGCAACATACTCAGCAGCATATTGTAATTCATTAGGTAGAGATTCAAAAAACTCTTTTGGAGTCTTTGCTGCAACCTCTTGTTTTAAATTGTCAACATTAGCTGTCCATAGTTCTTCAACATCTTTTTCTGATAAGTTACCTAAATAATCATCTATAGATTGTTTAGATTCATCATAATCATCAAAAGCAAACATCTCATTGTTTTCAATTCTCTTTTTCAAAAATGATACTAGACCACTTTTATCTGTCTTTGCTCTACCACCTTTTTTCTTAGGTTCATCTTCTTCTTCAAAGTCTTCACCTGTTTTAAGGACAGTGTCTAATTCATCAAGAGCTTCATCAGCTGCTTGTTTTGAATCTTCAGTATCATCTGATTTATCTAAGAAATCAAGATTAACTGGCTTACTGTTTGCACTAAACAGATTAGGTTTGCTTTCTTCATCATCTGAAGTAACAACACTCTCTGCTCCTGGCATAGGTAAAAAATCATCAATGTTGTCAATGATTGCATCTTCTACCTGAGATTTGTTTTCTACACTCATGTTTTAATATTAAATTGGTTTCTAATTCTTCTTCATATATAATCTACCAAATAAATCTTAAAGATTTAATAATGCTTAAAATTTATTTTTACATTTTGCATACTATAACGCTATGACTTCTTTTTGTCATATTTGTTTTTGTTTGTCATTGCAATTTGAACTTGTTTATTGGCAATGTTCTCTCTTGTTTGTAACTCTTGACGTTTTAAATTATTGTTGATTTCTGCATTGGCTTGCTTATTAATTTCTTGTTGTTTCTTGAAGTTAATGTTTTGACTGTTAACTTCTTTTTTATCAAGATATTGTAAGGTGTCAATATAATCATTTTGACTATTCTGATTAAAATCTTGAGACCCTGTTGCAACAGATGCTCTAACATCAGCAATACGCTCATTAGACTCTCTAGTAAGAGCATTTTGTTCTGCATCAAACTTCTGTTTAGATTCTTGTCTTTCAGTCTCTGCTTGCTCTTGCATTTGAATCTGCTGTTGTTGAGCTTGTTGATCTTGTTCACGTTGTGCATTAGTTTTTTCTTCAATAGTTTTAAGAGTGTGAGTAATTTCTGCAAGAGAATCAGCTTTGATAATATTTCCTAAATCATATATAGATGCACCAGCTGTGTTATTAGATAACGCAAGAGATCTTATTTTTTCAGTAATGTCACGTTGATTTACTTTTGTAGATGTAAACACATTTAAATCTCTTGATAATAAATCTGTACCATTCATTTCAAAGTTAATCTTTTCATCAAGACTTGTGATATATTGTAATCTAACACTTGGTTTATTACTATGATAGTACTGTGCTAAATCTGTACGCATTTGATGTACACGTGGCATAAGGTATTCTGAGTGATTAACAAAGTACATCTCTGTTTGAGAGAAACTCATGTTAATAGCTTGCTCAACTCCTGTAGCAGTTTCTTGACTAAGAGTTTGACCCATACGTTGTGGTGTAATACCAATAACTTCAAATGCTTGTTGTTTAAAATAATTAGATAATTGTATTCTTGACATTAATCTGTTTGTCTGTTCTAAATTAAGAACTTGATAATGGTTAAAGTTTAATCCATTTTCAGTATTTGTAATAGATGTATCTAAAGGTAACATTTGAAAATCTTTCATTGCAACGTATGCTTTTGCAAGATTGTTTTTACCCCAGTCTTCACCCATAGAGTGACGTGGTAAAGCATTCTGATCCAACATGATAACTGTACCTAGCTCATCAATAAGGATATCTGATATCTGATTGTTTACAAGATTGTATCCAATTTGAAATGGTTTCATCTTATCAACCAATGCTCTTGATGTACTATTTCTATCATGGAATATAGATCCTTCAACAGGTAACTTACAACCATATAATGTGCTATCACCTTTAAACTGAAACTTAAGAGGTTCAACATTTAGATACAATGGTTTGAATCCCATGTTATCATTGTTACCATAGAATGAAGGTCTGTTAGGACCAATCTTAACACCACCCCATACCTGATTAATCCAAATCCAGTCTATGTGATCACCATAAATTAAAGTGTCTTTTGTTTTCTTTTTAAGAACAGTGTTATCATATACAGGCTTTTCAGTAACCTTATAGTTCTCATCAACAATAGTTTGATGCGCCATACCATTCTCATCAATCTTTGTTAAATGCCCAAGCATTCTTTGAGATTTCCAGTATGCTGTAGTAACACGTAATAAAGAGTAGTTACTAAAGTCCATTAAATCTTCAGACTCATTAAGGATTCTATAAATAATATCATCTCCTGTATTAAGTACAGCATCTCTATGTGCAATAAATTGTCTCATACCTAAAGAAGGTCCTTCAACATTCCAGTCATGAGATCTTGTAGAATCATAAAATGATCCATCATTCTGAACACCTGGTAAAGCATAACCTGCAGATTTTACAGGATAGATTGCTTCAAGTTGTTGCATCTGATCTTTATCCATAAGGTAACCATATCTATCAACAATATCAGATATAGTCATTAAGTCTATTCTTCCTACCCAGTTAGATTGTGATACATATCTTGCTTCAGGAGATTTATGATAGAATGTAAGAACAGGGTTCCATACCTCTACATCATAATCATCTTCATTTAATTTAAAATGCCAGAACTCTCTATCAGTAATAAGCATATCTCTAAACGCCATGTTCTCCAATTCTTTCATATAGAATCTTTCAGAGTCAACAGCATGTTGATGACCTGCCCATTGCTCAACCATTGATCTATAATCTTTTTTAAAGAATTGCTCAATTTGTGGAAGAGTTTTAATACTCTCAGGGGACATCATTTGTTGTACTTGTTCTGCTTGTTTAGGATCTTCAGGGTTAAGTCCCATCTTTGCAATATTTTCTTGCATAGTTTGTTCACCATATGAAACAAGAGTTTCCTCAATCATTGCACGTTTTTTGTCAAGCATCTCATTAAAAGATGTATCATCTACAGCTCTGTATGTAATCTTATCATTTCTTTTAGCAAACTCACCTGTAAGAACATTAATTACATTAGGAATAATAGGAAAAAACTTTAACTCAAAAGCTGATACATCCTCTTTTGTAAGAGTATCAATAAGTTCTGAATACTCATTATCTTCTTCAACGATGTAATCTGATTTGTCAATTATACCATTTGCAAGTTTGTAGTTTTTTAACAATCTACGCGCATTACGTCTGATTTGTTTTAAACCCTGCATTTCTAACCAGTCAAGATTCCAAGCTCCCCATTGCTCATTTTTTTGAGAAGCAAGTAAAAACTGAATAGGCTGGGTAAGTGTACCCATTCTATTATATTCTGTAGTTGCACCTGATTTTAGTTGTAGTGCATTATATAATTTTGGCATAACTATGTATGTTTTTTATTTCAAGTTTCTAAATGAGTTGCGAGGCTTTTTCATAGCAGCGTTTTGAGAAGTATGATTAGTACTACCCATATGCCTGAAAGGGTTCATTTTTAATTTACCATAATTATTTGATTTTTGCAAATTATCATCTTCTCTTTCAGTACGTTTAGCATATCCTCTATTGGATTCTTGAACTTTAGCAAAGGCAACCATTGCACAAAATGCAACAAGTCTATCCACGTTCAGTCCATCTCTATAAGCTTGCATTTCTTTAAGCAACATAATATCAGGAATCCTTTCTACACCATGTGTAGTTTTTACAATAGTACCATCAGGTTTTGTCTCATGATCTAATTCTTCTTCAATAAACTGTTGAGCATATGATATTAAGTTTCCTTTAAATAATGTACCTACGTTTCTCCAACCATATTCTTGAAATACATTGGTGTTACTTTGAAGTTCTTTTAAGAATAAAATCTGACTTTTAGGTACCAAGTATTTTTGTTTACGTTTAGCAATCATGTACTGAATAAACAAAGATATGTTATTCTCTACAATAGTCCACGCATTATACCACTCAATAATCATTTCTAACCTCTCATGTGTTTTATTAAGGTCATCAAATCTACCACACCATGCAGCAACAATCTTATCTCTTTCAATTGATGATTCTATGCTACCATCTGCTTTATGTTTTGTAATTTCTTGTGCTGTTTTGTAAACGTATATGGAACATAGTGAGTCTGAGGTAGTTGTCTTTCCTTCTGCAACAGGGTCAATAGATGCGTAGTAATGTCCAAACTGAGCATCTTTATTTGGGCGTTCCCATACTACAAGTACACCTTCTTTGTGTTCAGTTCTTGGAGATATAGGAAATTCTGATATAGGGATTCTATTTGAATTTTTAGCAACTATTTGACCAGTTTCACTTCTGCTTAATTCTAAAAATTCTTTATAGTAAGCATTGTCTTCTATTCTTCTCATTTGTGCAGTAACTAGTCCAGGATTAAACTTAGATACTTTTCTACTTGCAAAAGCTTCTTTAATGTTAATAGGCTTTTGAGAAATACGTAATTGGTAATCTTCAGGATCCAATGACTTTTTCCAAATAATTCTTTCTGCAATAATCATCTCTAAAGCCTTCTCTACCTGAGAGTTACCAAAATCATCTATACAAGGTTTCATTGACCATTGCTCAGGTATGAACAAAGCTCTCATTCCTATCTCACCTGTTTCATCTATAAGGTTAGTTTCAACTGCAAGTACATCTTTACTTTCAGGATTATCTAACATTTTACGTAAAGGTTCACATTGATCTAAATCCCCCACAGAACCTGCTGCAACAAACTGCCCTGTATAAATCATACCAGATTTCATAGCAGGTAATAAGTACTCTATTGTTTGATTCATTTTAGGAGCAATACCTGCCTCCTCATGAAAGAAAAACGTACAGGGACCCCCTACACCATTTGTAGGATCTTTGTCCAAAATAAGACCTGTAATTACAGATTTTAAACCTATATCTCTTTTTCTACCACCTTGGTTAATTTCAATCTTTTGTTCCCAGTTAAAAATCTTATCAGGAGTACAAGGTCTATACCAAGCAGTGTATGTGTTTAAAAAGTTTCTATATTCCTCTAGGAAACGCCAAGTACCTTTCTCACCAATATAGTCTTTTAAAGATCCAGCCATCTTATTGATACTACCTTCTTCAAACCAAAAGTAATTAATCATCTTGGCACCATGATAGTAACTAGATGCTATCTGACGTTTCTTTAATATAGCAGCATGTTTGTAACTGTGCTTACCTAACTCTTCATATAATGCCATATGGTATTGGGCATCCCTTACATCAGCAAAACCAAACTTAGAAATCTCTTTATTATAGATAGGAAGAAAGTTTAACCACATGTAGTAATCACGTGGTAAGTACCAACTATTTTTAGCATTCTTAAATATTACACCTTTTCTACATTTTTCTTTTTCTGTATCCCAGTATATAGTGTAGTCTTTTGAACGCATTGGAGCATAACAATATACCTTGTTATTTTTATCAAACAATACAGCTTGTTCATTAAACTTTAAAGAAGTTTCATCAAATTCATATTTGCCAGGTTCTTTAAACATAGTCCACATAAACTCAACAAATTCTTCTCTAGTTGTAAAATCTGTGTGTGACCATAGATTAGTAACATCATCATATGTTGGTACTGATATATACATTATGATTTATCTAATTCAAAATGATGTAGTTGACTTATCACTTTATGGAACAATTTATTTTTGTACATAGGATATTTAGGTTCTGAACCATTCCAGTAAGCGTCATGATCTTCTTTATGAAATGCTGTCCACTGTCCTGCATATGAGTTATAATGAAATAACCAATCATATAGTTGTTGTTCTATTTTCATAATTACATTTGATCATAAGCTACGTTTTGACCACCCCTTACAGAAGACTTTTGTTCTTCCATAAGATCTTTATAAGCACCTCTAAATGAGAGTCTTATCTGTTCAAACTTAGCAGCAGCATTTACAATTGAGTTTATATTTCCATCTCTACCAGCAGTTATCTCACTAGTTTCCATGTAACTTGCAAGTTTATCTAGCATAGTTTTGATACCCATGTACGCGCGAAATGTAGGAGTTTGGTAAAGCTTTTCACAAAACTCTTTAGCCTTAATGACAACATCATCTTCCAAACTAAAAGTGATAGAAAGCTGCGAAATAATAAGTTCTTCTTTTTCATGTTCTTGTATGTCAAAAAATGGATTAAGGTCAGGATTTGGACAAGTCATGTAAAACAAATAAGCATAAACATTATTATAATCTTCTGGGTAACAGTCCATTATAATCGCAAGGTCTTTCAATGTGTGACAATGCTCTGTAGGTACAACTGTACCATTATGTATATCAAATAATTTTACCATTACTTTTTCTTTACTTTATCTTTATTATTCTCATACCATTTCAATAATGCAATGACTTCATTTTTTAAGTAAGGCATTTCATATACTTCAATGTCTCTAATTATTGGTTCTCCTTCTGCAGATAATTCTGTTATAGGGTAACCAAACTCATCTGTTTCTTCTTTTTCATGAAAACTAATATGATGAATAATAAGCTTACCTGGTTTTAAGTTAGGGTTGTGCTTCAATATAATATACATATAAATGCTTAATTGTAGATTATAATGGTTTAAATTACAATCATCTAGATGCGCAACTGGTCCCAGCATTTTCTTTGATACACCTTCCCAATTTACAAAAGAAGTCTTATCAATCTTTTTGTTTGTTTTGTAATCAGTAATATGTACAGTATCATTCACGACTTCAACCAAATCAGATTGACCACATATACCTGCTGATTTTAAATAAACCATGTGTTCAGGATATATACCATTAATCAACTTTTGTAAAGGTGCCAGTTTTTTACCATTACCATCTAACAAAGGTTTGATAACAGGAAGTTCTACATCATGTCTTACAATAGTTTGACATCCAATGATGTCTTGTTCTCTTTGATCATGATACCAGTTACCTAAATTACAAGCTCTATCAGCTTCATTTTTCCAAGCTTGCTGAATATCTTGTATACTCATGCCTTTCCACTTATTTGTTTTCTTTTGATTTTGAGAACATTTAGTTGCAATTGCCAGTGAATCAAAGGGTTGCTTTAATGCACCAAGTAAAGTAGTAACTGATACCCATTTAGTTTTATCTTCTGGATCTATTGATACGTATGAATGCGTATCTGCTTCAAATATTATTGCCATTGTTGTTGTTTTTAATTATTTATTTATTATATAATTCTTCATGATATTGTGTCCACATTACCATAGGTATTCTATAATATTCAGAATCATTAGGAATTGAAATTTCACCTGTATCATAATGATTAAATGCAGGATGATAATTAGGATTCTTTTTAAACCAAATAGCAGATGCTTTTTTGATTTTAGAATACCATTCTTCTTTTTTTTCTTCTGTCACAACTAGTTATTTAATTGGTTATTAATAGCGTCTTCTTCTTCTTGTGAAACTTCACCCATCCAAAAGCCTTTAGGGCAATTAGAAGAAAGGGATCTTGTTTTTAACTTTAAAGAACATCCACACTCTGAGCAACAAGGTTGTGTGCCAGGTACTGCACATTTTGCACCAATAGTATCTATAAACTCACAAGAATTGCAAATCTCTTTTCTATAAAATGCAATGTCTTCTACGTGTTCTTTTTTAAAGATGTTATTCATAACACCTTCTGCAATCTGACCACGACTTTTCCAAATTTTAATTAAGTTTCCCATCTCTATATATTTGTTTTTTTAAATTTACATCTTCTTTTCTAACAGTCTCCTCTGCCATCTTCTCTTGTAATTGTGTAAGTCTCTCTATCTCAGCACGTTTCTGTAATATTAACTCATACGTCTGAACAGAGATATCTGTGTCTTGTTCAATCTTTGCTACAAACCTTTGATGTTTTAAAATCATTTGTTCTAAAGATTTTCTTTTTACAACAAATGTTCCTAATCTAGGAATAGTTACTGAGTGATGATCAGCAAGAGATAACTTTTTTTGAACTGTTTGATAATAATATGACACTACATCATCCACTACATCTCTAGATATATTAAGTTGCAAGGCTGTTGCATCTATTATGTACTTACGCTTTACTGGTTTCAACTGCTAAATAATTATAGTCTAACAATATGTTACCTTTAGATTGTACTTCAATATCAGGATTTAAAGCAATAACTTTTCTACCTGTTTTAGATTTTACAATTATGTTTCGTTTTTCTAACTTAACAATTCTATTTCTAATGTTCTGTGCACGTGTAGATAACTCTTCAGGCAAAGACTCAGGATATATAACCTTTGCAGCAGATGCACAAAAGCCTCCTAATTCAAGAGGTCCCCACATTACAAGTAATGTAAGTATTTCTAAATCAGAAGGTATTAAGTATTCTTTTTTAAAAAACAGTATTTCTGTTAAGAGTTGGTATCTGACTATGTCAGGTGTTGACAACCTCAACTTTTTATTAATTTTCTTTACTTCCATTTCTCTTCTTAATGTTGGTTAATTCATTCATTAACTATTATATTAGCTATTAATGCATGATTTATCAATCATTAGCTAACATGTTAGTTATACTTGTGGAGGTGAGGGGAGTCGAACCCCTGTCCAGATCTACTTTCATTAATACAATTTATACAGCTTTTGTCCCCATACTTATTTAAAGAGTCTACAGGCGCACTCTAGGGTCTACTGTAAAGTAAACAATTCCACCAGAATGTTTTTAAAGGAATCATACAAACCTTCTATGGCAAATTTAACCTCTTGCCAGTGTTGAGGTAATCACCTATTCTTTGGTTAGGCAGCCACAGCTAGTTCTACTTCATAAGAAGCTTCTTCTTGTGTATCATCTCCTAAAAGATTAAATACTACATTCATATTAGCTTGTACTTGGGCATTCTCTTTTGTGTTTCCATTTAAAATGATTCACCTTAGTTTTATACAGTTATCTCTCTGTGCTGATTGTACTAACTATTGGTAACCTGTCAAAACCAGTCACCCCCATTTTAACGTCTATCTAAAGATATGTTTTTACAAAATCTTACTTCCTTATTATTCAGTGTCCAGATTTCACCATTGTCCATTGCACAGGTAAATAGCAAATCATGTTCTTGTGAGTAATCAATAACTAAAAAAGCATAACCTTCCATATTGTCAGATACTCTTTTAATTGGAATCATAGGATTTAATTGTAACATATCATTAAATTTAGTAGCGTGTTGTGGATTTGAACCACCCCTCTAGGTTTATGAGACCTGTATGCAACCATTTACACCTTCACGCAATTTTGTAGTTTTTGAATACCCCCAGAACTACTAACTGTGCTAACCTACGATTTAGAGAGCATCCACGCCAACATACTCTTTTTAAGGAGATATCTGTAATCTCTGTCTTCGATACTTACTAGTGCACTAGCAGAGGTCTAATTACCAAACAATTGCAATGTCATAGTCTGACACCATCAATCTCAATGCTCCATCAACCTCTAAGATCTCAGCACTTTGTAATGCAGATGTTGAAAGATATACTTTATCACCTACTTTGTACTTAGTAACTTCTTCTCCTACAGCGTATATTTCTAAATTTGTCCAACTTTTCATAGCGTCTGCATCTAATGATGCGCTTGCTTCTGGAGACAACTCAATAAGAGATTCTTTTCTTACAGGTTTAGTAATAAGGATTCTTCTTCCTTCTAGTGACTTGAATGATTGTGACATAATTATCTATTAAAGGTTAATGCTTTTACTGTTGACATCTGTGCATCTACAATCTTCATGATTGCACTATCTATAAGTTTACCATGCATAGGTGCAATTTCTCTGTTATCAAAACTGTTTGCTAATGCGTCAATTAAACCTGCACACATCATTTTAACAGTATCTACTTCAGGTATACCTGATGGGTTAAAACTTACCCCAGCTAACTGTTGACCAAATGTCAACTCTTCTGTTGTTTTTTCTTCTGTACTCATTATTGTTTTTTTAATTTTTTTACTGGTACTTCATTTGCAGGATCAACTTCAGATTGTGGTTGAGCCTCTGCAGCATTGTTACTAATGCCAATTACATCTCCTACTTTAATACCTTGTTCTGCTAATTCAGGATTATTATCCATATCTTCTTGTGATACTACATGTTCAATCATACCTTCAGGCATCTGATCAGCAGAAGCTTGTGGTCTTGGTGATGCAAAATGTGCTTGTTTAGCAACAGCTTCAGCTCTACGTGCATCAAACTCTGCAGTAACTGCTAACAATTCAGCAAGGTCTTTTCTTAAACCTGCAATCTCAATTTGTTCAGCATAAAATTTTAATACTTGTTCTCTAGTTGGAACTTTTTGTTCTGTTGTTTCTGTGCTCATAAATATGTTTATTAAATTTAACATTACAAATATAGAAAGAAAAGTTTAACTTTTACAAATTTATTTTATATTTGTATTATTAATTAATAAATATCTTTAAAATTATGAGTATAGAAGTTTTAAAATTTTACGCTGAGTGGTGTGCTCCATGTAAGATACTTTCTCAAAGACTTGAGAATAAAAAATTGACAGGGATCAACATAGAAGAAGATCATCTAACTGCAATTAAATATGGTGTCAGAAAAATTCCTGCTTTAGTTTTTTTAAAAGATGGTGAAGAAGTTCGCAGATCTGCAGGTTTAATAACTGAAGAACAATTTGATGAGATCCTTAAAGAGTTGAATANTGATANATCAGAGATCAATGTAGAAGCTGAAGTAATAACACAATCTAAAAAAGAAGAATAAGATGCCTATAATTGTAAGATGTAAGTATGACTACGGTCAAATTGTTTATGTAAGAACAGATGTTGACCAATATCCAAGACAGATAATTGGTGTACAAGGTACTGCTGATGGAGGCATGCTTATTAAATTATCTACAGATGGAGACATTAGTTGGCATTATGACTGTGAACTAAGTAGTGAAAAAGATTTAATGTTATCACTAAATAATAACTAATGAAAGAACCCAATAGAGTTAGGAAGTCTGATATTAAATATCAGGTTACACTAAATGAAGAACAGAAAGAAGCCAAGCAACTTATAATAGACAATCAGATTGTTATTGTTACAGGTAGAGCAGGAAGTGGTAAATCATTAATATGTGCACAGACAGCTTTAGATTTCTTGATGACAAAACAATGTGAACACATATTAGTTACAAGAGCTGCTGTTGAAGTTGGTGCTTCTTTAGGGTTCTTACCAGGAGATATGAAAGACAAGTTTGATCCTTACCTAGAAGCATTTCAAGAAAACTTAGCCAAGTGTTATGACAAAACTAAAATCTTAGATCTTGTTAAACTTGATAAGATAAAAGCTTTACCTGTACAATTTATTAGAGGTAAAACTGTAGATGATGTACTTGTTGTAGAGGAAGCACAAAATCTTACTAAGAATGAAATGCTGGCTATCTTAACAAGACTTGGTAAAACTGGTAAGATCATTATAAATGGTGACAATGAACAAAAGGATATTAGAGATGAATACAATGGACTATCCTATGTCATAGAATTATCTAAAAGGATTGAAGAAATCAAATGGATAAAACTTAAAACAAACCACAGATCAGATCTTGTTGGAAAAATATTAGACTTTGAATATAACAAATAACTAAAAAAACATGTACACAGAAACAACAACATTACTAGCACAAGAACAAGTATATGCAGATAATCCTATAATGGGAGAAGAAGTAGATAAAGAATGGACACCTACTAGAGCAGAACTACTAAGAGAATATGTAATTCAAATTGAATTCTTATCTGTAGGATGCGTCATAAAAGTAGGATGTAAAACTATTCCCTTTACAACTATTGCAGAAGGCATGGCAGAACTTAATGCTTATGTAGGTAACCCAGTCAACACAAAACAAAAATGGGAAAAAATCTTTAAAGAGAATAAGTAACAAACTAGTAGAATAACAAACAGACCCTGGGAGAAACACTCAGGGTTTTTTGTTGCACTCAACTTATAGACCTACTTGCAAAAAAAATTTTTTATAAAATTACAGACAGCTATGCAGAATTTTATGAGAAGTCAAATGTGGGTAATCCCCCCAGAAAGGTTCCCCATCACCTCACTTCAACGTACCCTACCCCTCTGAATTTAGTATATATCTATAAATTTTAAATTAAAACAAGATGAAAAATTCAATGCAAGATGTGGTTATTAAACTACAAAAAGATTCTAACAACGTAGTATCGTTGTTTAAGCAAAATGTTAATGGCGTTGCCATTGACAAGGTTACAGGAGCTCGCACACCTGTAGGTAACACTATGTTTGTCTTTAAGACAGATATAGATGACTCACCTTTAAACTTCGTTACAGGTAAGCAGTATACCTCTAAGATTAGACAAGCTATTCACAGGCTTGAATATTTAGATGCAACTAAAGCGTCTAAATGGATTAAGAAAAGATTGAAAGATGAAACTATTCAAGAGCTTAACGCTCTTGGTCTTTCAGACCTATTCACTAATCCTGAAAGCTTAGCTAAAGCTTCTGCTTTAGGATTAGAGCTATTGGTTGACATCCATATAGTTAAGCAAGAATTTGGTGTGAATCTTACCAGATTCAAATCAGGTAAACACGCACAAACATTGTTATCTTATAAGCAATGTCTTGCACGTTATGCTGATAGTGATATCTT